CTCAAACAGTGCTTCAACTTCTGCGTCGTTTAGTCCCTTGCTGTAGTCTGCGCATAGTGCTTGCATAGTGTAGTCCCGTGTAGTTAAAAGTGTAGCACTAGCACACACAATAGCATTAGCACACGCTTGTGCGTGTTGCTGTGTAGTTGTGTGCTCTTTGTGCATGTATGTATAATAGCAAAAAAGCACTAGCATGTCAATATGTTGTATACACACAACAGGGAAATGTTGTATGAGAGCAACGGTGGGGGCGTGGGGGCATATACTATAACGCTATACATGCTAGCACAAACTGCTTGCCAAAAGTTCTCAAAATAAATCCCAAAGTTTTTTCTCAAAAACCCACTCTAAAAAACTCTGACTTAGACTAGATCACCAGGGGCCGAGATCTCCAAACCTTTTTTATTTTGCACAGCAAAATTTCACAGTACGCAGACCCCTGGGTGTAAAAAAGTCACCAGCAGATTAAAATCAGGGTCTTAAAAATTTTTACGCAGAAAAATTTACACGCTATATAAGAATTTAGAGTTATCACTGTAGATAAAGATTTAAGAAAAGGGTCTTTCCCAATTCTTGCGCTTCGCGCTTCGGGAGCGGGGCCGATAAATACCTTCATGTTAACATTTGATCAAGATAGTGTCAGTATCAGTAGTCAGTTTGTGTCTGGTGATATAGCCTGTGTATACCAAGGGGATCGTAACCTCATACAGTATGGAGTAGTAGAGAGTTTCACCTACACGGGTAACCCCAACTATGCTGTCAGCATTCTAGTGCGATACCTACCCAGATTACCTCGCAGTGGGCTACGTCAAGAAGACCTATATAATCAACGTAGGGGATTACGTGGGTTCAGCACCAATACCTTCACTGCCACCAACATGGTCTCCACAGTGTTCAGTGCCATGGGAGTATCACCTCTAGTTCAGCATACTGGTAGTCAAGTAACGTTCACTGATGTAAATGGTGTCAGTACGGCGTCAACCTGGGCCACGGGCACTGTAGTCAGTGCTCTAATACCAAACCTAAACAGTATTGTATTAGGTAGAATTCGTCGTATCAGTTATACAGGCACCGGGACTGTGGCCAGTGGTAGTTTTAGGTATTACATTGACAGTTGGAACCGTGCGCCCAGTGGGCCCATTCTTCGTACCTATGCCTGTCCTCAGGATTTAGTATTTTCCAGCACCACAGTAATGAGTACCATAATAGACACTGGTAGTCTAGCCGTACTATCAGCCAAGCCCAGTAGATACAGTATACAGGTCACGCCGCAGACTATAAACAGCGTAATCAGTGGTGATTCATTATCTGCCCAGCTCAGTGTTATTGGTGGCATAGAGCCGTATACGTGGACTGCCACTGTGATTAGTTCATCGGGCATAGTGGATCCAAAAACTATCACACTGACTCCATTGCCCTTGGGAACTGGTACTAGCCTTACTTCTACGCCCTTAACTCTAGAAGGGCCTGATAGCACAGCAGAGTTTAGTATTACAGTAACAGACAGTCAAGGCAACCAAGGTAGTAGATTTTATTCTGTTCTTGTATTTGCTCAGGCCTATGATCCGGGAGCAGGGGGTGGAGGAGGTCCGTAACCTTGCGAGCCCTGTGGGATCATCCCTGTTTGCCCTATAAGGCCGTGGCCCCATGGCCCGTGGTCATTGTCAATGGTCGCACAGATTGGACACAGAGTGTGGACTATATGGAAAGCTGGTTAGAATCAAATGTGGGACCGCACTGGGCAGTATGGACATGGAGCATGTGGAGCCTGCACAATAGTGGCTACTGTGGAGTAAGTTTCAGTAAGGAAAAGTACTGTAGTATGTTCTTGCTAAGGTTTGCGGATCAGGTCACGCTCAACCAACGATCGTGAAGTTTATCCCGTAGGTCCTGTAGACGTTCTAGGCTCTGATCCATGCGCATGACCTTATAGACTAGATTTGCTGTAGAAAACTCACCTTCAGGTTGTTTTAGGCCCAGTTTACGATAGGTTCTTGCTAGTTTTAGCAGTGTTTCAGCAGTGTCTAAATCCTGTAGACGTTCGGCGTTATCTATTAGTGTGTGCCACACCAGTACCATATTGTCTATCTCTTTCAAATCGATCTTGGGTTGACGACGTTGTGGTTTGGTAATCCAGCGATTATTAGCCACACTGAATAGTCCACCGCTAACACCGGGAGTGTTCCGATCTTCCACATATAGAGTAACCGGTATCCCATAAATTTTAACGTCGTGTTCCTGTTCATAGAGATGACGTTTGGCATCGAACAGTTCTTCGGCTTCTTGGGCACAGTCCAAGGCAGCATAGTCAGTGATTAGGTGTAGATCCAGGTCTGACTTGTCTGTATAGTTATAGTTTACATTTGATCCAGTAATCACTATATCTTCCACAGTAAACGGTATGCCCACAAACTGTTCAAAGTCTTCGGCTATGCGTAGTAGAGCGCCTCTCACCTCGGCCTTGAGTTCTCCTCGTGGTTCCCAAATCTTAGGATTGAGTGTGGTATTCTGTTGAATAGGGTTCAAAAGTTCTAGAAACTTCATAGTTCTGTATTTAGTTTGATTAAATATAGCTATGAATGATGAATCGCATATAAGTTACCTAGGACATCTGCTCTTGGCCAATCCCAACAATCCTAAAAATGAGTTGGCCAAAAGTGTAATCATGTTGGTCACGCACACACCAAACATTGCCGTTGGTCTGCAGTTAAACAACCCGCATGAAGATCTCACCATAGGTCGTATCAGCAAGAACATAGGCATAGATCATGAAGGAGAGTCGCCCATATACTTCGGTGGGCAGGTCAACACTCACAAGATTCATATTCTACACAGTCTGGATTGGCGTGGTTTAAGCACAGTAGAACTTGGGGATAATATTGGCCTAACCAATGACATCAGTGTGTTGTCTGCCATGGCACGTAACGAAGGTCCCAGCAAGTTCAGAGCCTGTGCCGGTTATTGGCTATGGGAATCTGGTAGATTAGACAGTGAAATCTATAATGATCAAATAGAAATGAACAGTTATCGTTGGGAATTAATTCGTGCCACAGAAGAACTGGTGTTCGATGTTGATCCTTATTATCAATGGCAGACCTGTTTAGAGGCCATAGCCAAAGAAAAAGTCAATCAGTGGTTCTAGTCACGTTCCGGGTTAAGTTTGGGCAACATTGATCTAATTAGGGCCGTGTTCAAGGGTCTGTCACGTGGTTTTTGAACTGTGGCGCCCTGATCGGGCATACGTATTTCGCCTGTTTCCGGATCAACATTTTCCGAGCTAGTAGTTACCACGCTGGTTCGTTTCAAGGTAAATGTATTAGGATTAGATCGTTGTTCATGCATAGATGACTGGGGTTGGTCATCTTCGTTAAGGTCTGTGATTCGCAGTGTGTCTAGATTAAATTCTAATTCGACCTTTTGCCCCACGCCCGAACTTGAGCGTGTCTTCATAAACTGTATCTGATAGCGTCCGCGATCTTTCATAGCTCTGCTGGTAAAGATACCTATGACATTATCCGCAGTCTGTATCTTTGATAGGCCGCCTGAGATATGACTATGATCAAATTCAATTTCTTCCACGGCAGCACGATTTAATTGTGAAGCTGTCACTGTGATACACTGTGTCTCCATGGCCAGGTTACGAATTTCTTCTGATACATATTTGTCTTTAACAAACAGATCTGAAGGTGATACTTTCACTGACAAAGGCATCATTAGGTCTAGATAATCAATCAATATAACATCAGGACTGATGCCTTTCTTGACCTGATATTCTTTGAGATAGGCTCTGACATCATTACAGTTTTTACCTGATGGCATATATTTGATCTGTATACTGCCGGATTTTTTACTTAACATTTTTACCTTAAGTTCTACATCATCTATGTTACGAAATATTTCTCTAGTGGGAATACCTGTGGTCATGCTGTCTAATCTCATGGCCACAAGATTTTCACTAAGCTCGAATGTCAAGTATATTACATTCAGACCCATTAGGGCCCAGTTCAAAGCCAAGTTGGCCAAAAATAAGCTCTTACCACCACCCGACCCTGCGGCAAATATATTCAGTTCTCCTCTGTTAAATCCGCCATACAGTTTCTTGTCCACACTTGGCCAACCTGTGGAAATTTGACCGTTGGCATTCTTAAGACTTTCTAATCTCTGTCTAGGGTCCATGAAGTAGTCAGTGCCCATGTCCTTGTTCAGACTGATCTGTAGCGCATCTTTAATTAATTTTTCAACTGGGTTATATTCACCTTTCTCCAACATATCTGCCGAGCGCAATATAGCACGTTCTAGACTTTTATGTCTGCTGAATTTTTCAAACTCGTCCATTAGCCAATCATAATTTTCCTTGGGTATGGATATTTTTTTCAGTTCAGTTTGGCAGGCTGCGTTGACCTGTACCACCTCGGGCATGACCTTATAGTTGTCCACATATTCTGTGATAAATTTGGCTGTGGATCTAAGCCTTTGATCAAAGTTTTCTGGATCAAAAATATTTTGACATCTAATAAATGTTTCGGCATCGCTCATGAACATTTCTAGATACAATTTCTGCATGTCTGTGTTGTAGTTTGGTTTAGTCATGAATGCTTTCTAGTCTTTTCTTAAGTAATTTTATTTTCAATTCTGCTGTTTCTCTATAGTGTATGATAGATTGTAGTGTGTATAATCTACCAAACGTTTTTACACTGTCGGCTACATCTTTGATATGGTCGGGCCACGGTGGACTGCTCACAGACCAATTATGTTCCAAGGCTGCTGTGATCATTCTACTGCCTGGACGATCTCTATCAGGCACAAGGATTACTTCTTTGCCTAAGTTGTTTATGCGTTGGCACTGTGTAGGATTTGGTTCATTTGTCATTACTGCCACACCGTCAATACCTATGGCGTCGAATTGCCCCTCTACTACAATTATATATTTTTTATTATCAGTCTGTCTATCTATATTGAAAACATAACCGGGTTGTGCCTCTGAAAGATATTTGGGTTTGCCTGGTCCAATTTTTCTACCAGTATAGCCCACACAGCGTTCTTGATAATAAAATGGCAGCAGTATTCGGTCATTATAACCTGGACTGAAACTGTAGTGCCATGGATACCAATCTATACCCATACCTCTATCAATTAGATAGTTTACTAATTTATGTTGAATTTCTGTCAGTTCTGGATTTGTGTCTGCTAATAACTCTGTAAGACTCACAGTCTGGTCTGGTAAATCTCGTTCTTCTAAGTCCAAACTTAATTGTTTTACTTCGGCAGGTTGATCTTCTTTGAGTTTTAAGGCGTAAAGGTTTAATTTTGAAATATCGTCAGATGGCATACCTAGATATTTGAATAAAGTCTTGGTATTGGTACTGAGAAGTTTGCCCTGGGACCACCCAGCCTTAAATCCACAGTTAAAGCAATGATATTGAAACCCACCGGTAGGACTAATTAATACTCCTCCGCGTTTTTTAGTGTCTCTGCTTTCACCTCTGTTATGACAACACGGCGCATCGAAACTGATCCATCCACTGGGAGTATTTTTACGTTTCGGAGGCAAGACTGCTAATAGTGATGATTCAATAAGGTTCACACTATTAGTTTAACTTCTGTACAGAATTTTGTCAACGGCGCCGTAGTAGTCGGGATCATCATTATCTGGATCCCCAGGTTTAGTAGATGGAATGTGAATGAACCTTACGTAGGTATAAACACCATTAAAGTTAACATAATCAACTCCAGTAAACCCTGTATAGTTTCTAGTTTGAATTGTGGAATATTTGCCAAAACTGCTAGGGCTGTTACTTAATGTAGCCTGTACTAACACAGTTCCTCTGTAGTTACGTAGATATAGGGCCGCAGTATGTAGTGCTGTGTTTCCATTAAATTCTGCGTTAGCATATACGTTACCGCTTTTGTGTTCGTAAAGATTGGTATCCGCATTAAAACTTTTTTGAAAGTCTGATACATCTACGCTGGGCTGAAGAACGGGATATACATCTTCTAAAATGTGTGCCGTACCATTTACGCCGTAGTAGGTGTTAGAATATGCGGGACTGTATGAACCATCATCATCTAGTATTTTTACACTAAACTGGTAACTGGATTTTAGAAGATCTATGGTATCACTTTCTGTCAGAGTTAACAGTGCCAATCCTCTAGTAGCCGTATTAGTTTCTAAAATTTCCAATGGTTTTTCTAAAATCAATCTTCTATTAATTGCGTCATACATGGAGAAAACAAAGGTCTGTGTTGATGAAACGCTGATTTTCTTTTGGTCGCTATTCTTAAACTGAATACGAACTTGGTTTTTAATACCTTTTTGAATATTAAGGTCGCGTTGGTACATGACTCTGTTAACCCCTCTGATAGTAGCATCCAAATCTAAAGTAACTTCTAAGGTATTGGCGTATAAATAGATTGGCAAATTTTGCATACAATTATTTATAGATAAGATGAGTTCGTTTTCCGACTTTCAAAAAAACTACCCTTTCATTAGCTGTATTAAAAGTAATGACATTGAATACGTCGGTATCATTATAAACTTTGATAACAATATTGCTAGTATATATGATATTGAATCAATCAAAGACCTATCCGATCGTAAAGTTTTTTTAGAGCTAGGAGAAGTATGGTGGTGGGAAAGTAATCGTAAAATACCAATCAATATTTTTTTAAAAGTAGAAATGAGCTCATACAGATACAGTATTAAGACTTTCAACGCTAAGGATGTAGAGCTTATATTCGGACCTGTAGTAAACCTTAGCGATATAGCAGAAAAACGTGTCAAGCGTAGGTCGATTCAATTAGTAAGAACGACTAGAAAAGTCTATCCATAATCATAACTTATTTGTTCGCAGATTAGATTCATCTGTACTACCACAGCGGCCGCATATGCTATGGCGTGTGACTTTTTAAAGTAGTATTGGTCATTATCGGGTTTGGTCCAAACCTCGTTCATCACCGTAGTCCAATCTTTCCCAATCAGATAACGTTTCGCAGGGCGTATCATAGCCAAAACTGCCGCTAGTTGGTCTATCGTCCGGGGTTTCATACTTCTTAAGATCGAACCATGTCCGTTGACGTGAAATAGCAAGTTGACGAAATCGTCCTGTTCCAGTAAATCCCATAGTGGTTCCTTATTCAGTAATTCATTGAGATGTTCTTCGCTGCGAATATCTTTATATATGCCTACGTTTAGAAAATCTAGTTTAAAGTATCCTCTTTGTTCTGCTTCTTGATAATGTATGCTGGCATTACCAGTCAAAGGGTTAATCGGAATTTCATGCGTATATACACCGGTATTATGTTTTTTATCTATGGATAAACTAGCAGGTACATGTTTTATAATGTCCAGTATTTTAGATCTATCCGCAAAGTCTATATCAATATCAGGCATAGTTTACCTGGAATTCTAAGTTAAGTGTTTGTCTCAGACCTGGACCTTGAGGATAGGTACCATGATATAAATGATTAGGGAACATTATAAGGTCTCCTTCTTTGGTTACATATTCAGTAGCACGATTACCTGCGAAGATAAAAAATTTACCTGGCTTATGTTCTGTGTTATAACTTTCAGTCAAATATAATACCGCAGCAATGTATCCTACAATTTCTTTATTATGTCTATGTACAGTGTGAAATCCATCTTCCCCTCCATACACAGTCCATCCATTATCAGGTTTGATATATATATTTTTTGAAAAAATCTTAGATGAATTTAACAAATCTTGACACAGCATACCTAGTGTATAGAAATTATTTAGATGCTCTTTCAATCCGAACTGATAAGATTGTGAGCCTTTGGTCGAATGTTTATCTTTACAATCTTGTAAATTATTGGATGCTATGATTTCGCTTATTTTAGATCGTAACTGAAATAGATTAATTTTATCTTTTATGTTGTTTTTTATAATCCAATCATTCTCGAAACCGTGTGGTATATTCATTATTTGCCTAGGTAAAACATTTGATTAACACGTTCTTCTCGAATCCATCTTTGATCTGGTGCCCAACAATGCATAACTTCTATAGATTTATAAAAGATACATCTATTATATTTTGCTTCTATTATAATATGATCGAAGCTATCTTTGTCAACCCATCCTTCATTTCTTTGCTTTTCATCATCCCAGAACCAATTTTCTATTTCAATTCCTGGTTTGGGTTCAACAAGAACTGTACCCGGGTATTCTCCCTTATTTAAAAATACAGTGGCGGCTAACCATCTATCTTTGTGAATCTCGTCGAATTTTGTTTGATAGGGCGTATCTTTAATTTGCTTAATAACATTAGTGATTAATAGTTCGTGTAATCTTGTTTCAGGATATGTTATATTAAATTGATTACACAAAAAATCATAGGCGTGTTTAATACGTGGTGTAATTATCTCATGTCTATTATGAAAGGCTAAATCTTTAACAGATCTATAAGCATCCCAATATCCATCTTTCCATCTGATAAAGTCTAGCACATAGGTAGGATCTAGGTAAAAATCATCGGCGTACCAATATTCAAATTTCCCTTCTTTTACATGATGAAATATTAAATTTTCATTTAGTTTAAAATCAGGGTGTCTCATAGTTCCCCCGCCTCTGCCATTTTTAACATTAGGCTATACTGTTCGTAGGCTTTTTTCACAGCTGGATATTTTTCTTTCAAATGTTTCTCACGTTCTTTCTGTTCCATGATCCAATTGAACATATCATAGTGTCCACGTTGACGCATATGGTTGAACACTTCACTTTCGAACTCGGCTATCTTTGTAAGTTCACTTAATTTAATCTCTACTGTGTAAACGGGTTCTACATCGTATTCTATATATTCTGGCAGTAGTTCATTATAATCTTTGGGATTAGTAAAATATTTTAATGATAACGGTCTATAACGCTGACTACGTTTGTTTTTGTCTAGTATTCGTATGTCATGTTTTTCAACGAAACTTTTTGTTTGTTCATTCATTCTATGCCCACCTCCTTACAGATTTCTTTGACCAAGGCTACATCTGCTGGCGAATCTTTAAACTTACGTTGCCAAAATGCAAGATCAAACGCAGGTGAAATCATCTCTAATTGTTCGTCATTCATATTTGATACCATTTTGTAACCCGATACGGTATTTAAAATAATCCATGGACTAACCTGTCCATTTTTTATATCATACACCGCCCGGTTTAGGCTAACATAATTAAAGTAATGATTAAACAAGGCCTTGTGTTCATCGGCCCATTCCATCATGGTAGTCATTGAGCGTTGTAAAGCAGATTCCACTGGTTCAGTTTTTATAGTATCATATAGGTATTTTTCGTACAGCTCATCTCTACACCAATGATCTAATTTAACTCCGCTCTTTATTACATAATCTACAAATTTATCTGGGTAAAGTGGGTTTACATTGTTGATAAAACTACCAAACTTTACAAAGGCATTGTAATAAGAACTATCGGCAAACTCATCATAGGTTTTAGCCTTTTTATTTCTTTGTGTCAGTTGCCAAAACCTATTAAACGCCATAAATCCTGCTTGTACACGTTTTTCAGTTTCTTGTAGAGCGCGACGTTTTCGCTCGCACATATGAGCTATTAGAGTTTTGTCTTTCATAAAACTCTTGCCACAGTGAACACAGTTGAAGGGTTGATTAACCAAGGAAATCATCTACTAAAACATCATGTATAAGATAGTTATATTCTGTAATTTCTTTACTACAATCTTCTGCTGTAAAATACATACCATCTCTATCAATATAATTAAACATACTGGTTATACTATCGCAGGGCAACCACCATCCATTACTGGTATTATGTCTCATCCAAAATTTCGGTGCGATAATGTAAGGATCATTTTGATTAAGCCATGCTCCCCACCAGCTAAAGGTACTATTAGATAAAATAAGATTTTTAGCCTTTGTCAGGACGAAGAAATCGTTATCTATTCCAATGTGATAGCATTGAAACAGTGAACCTAAAACTTTTTTAGCAGTTGGTTCATCGTCAGTAATTACAATAAACTTCATATCTTTATTTTTCTGTTGCATGTAATAGCAAGCATTGTTATAATAGTACTTGTTCAAATATAAATCAGGAAACTGTTGATAATCGCCACCTCTAAAATTTATTACACACGTATTTTCATCTAGAGATAAAATTTTCTCTAATTTAGTAAAAGGATCTTTAATAGTGAACCATTCTAGAATATTTTTTCTATTATCTATTATAAATTTTTCTGATTGAAACCATCCTTGTAGTTTGGTATAATCCTGGATATTAAAAATATCAGCATCATAAACTTGTTGAAAGTTCCACGGGTTATAGATAGGATAAACATCGGTAGTTAAGTCATTCTCTACTCCAAGGTCGCAGTTAAATAAATCCTGCCCTGCCCATGTTCGTGGAATATGAAACTGATAACCTAATTTTTCAGCAACTGTCCTACACACAGCATATTGCCATAGTTGGTTGCCCAATCTACCTTTAAGATCCACACTAATCATAGTCTTTACGTTGTTTCTTATCAAATCCCATTTTATCAAATAATTCTTCGCAGTCCTTTTTATCCATCATAGAAGCTAATAATTTTATTTCACTGATTTTCATTGTAGGATTCAGTTCTGCCAGAAGTTTTTCGATTTTGTTAACTTTTTGTTTTTTACCGGCCGCTAAGTAAGGATGATAACATTCCATGCCTGCTCCTACACAGGCAAATAGTTGCCATAATAATTCTTTATGATTTTTACTTAAATTCCAATGGTTAATGTTGACATAATCATTGGTCATTTCTACGAACCATTCTTGAATATCTCTATCTTGACCTTGGACATTACTAACATAACGCATTAATACATATGGGCTAAAGGCTTTCTTTTCTTCATCTGTGAGATTGGCATAGAAATCATAATTTTTTTGATCTACTGCCTTCAATTCCCTTTTGATATCTAATTTAGCTGCCATCTTTTTTGCCTATATGATATAGTAGTATACACTGTTCAAGAGCAGTTTTCAATGCAGGATTATGTTCAGCCGCTTGCCTAATCTCATGCCATAATTGCGTGTCTTTAAGGTCTTGTTGCATCTTGACCTTATTGGAGCTAATAGAAATTAAATGTCGTTTACCAGATCCTTGCTCTCTAGCATAAATGGTGTCGCCGCCGTCTGGAGATTCGTAAATTAATTCAGCATTTGGAGTAAATCGTCCCATATTTCACCAACATTTTGTGTAGTCAACTATCTCACTTTGTCTGCTTATTTCTTTAACAAAGTAAGCACATAGAGGATTTTTTCCCGAAGTTAGAGGTGTACAAAGAAGCTGTCCGGAACGCACTTTGGGAAAATACCATTTAACATCTTGATATACATCAATAATATCTATGTCATGAAACTCGGGTCTAAAACTGCTTAAAGGATTAAAACAAAAAGTTTTGAATCCTCTATCATTTAGATTGGTAAGAGGTAAAACTTCCATTTCTGGTCCTTCTGGGTCTCCTACGATTGTACACCAATCTAATGGCATGGATACCTCGTGAGGGCCTATTTTGAGCACTACCGCCGGGCTGGTAAAACTTTCTAAAAATATAAGCGGCACAAAGAAATAATCCGGGTTTGACGGATCGCTATTATCTAGCACAGCGAATCGCATATCATCTTCAATTTCGTCCGGTAGATCGTTCAAATAAAACGTATCATCGTTTAAAGTTAGTATTTGCAGAATAGTTCTCCTTTTTTATATTTTATAATATTTTTTTAGATTAATCAAGAGATTTTTCCACTCTGCTATTCGTGTTTGCCAAGAATAAACTTTGTCTACATATTGTTTTTGTAAATCTAAATGGTCAATATCTCCATTAAGATATTGCTGAATAGATTGTTCTAAAAATTGTTCATACCTTTCGACATGTAATGGCCCATTTTTTTCGAAATGATACATGTTAGTAAGTCCTGCTCCTGTTTCATGTAGGGCAGGAACATCAGAATGTACGCAAAGTAGTTTAGCACTCATAGCTTCTAATAATGCTAAACAACTAGTTTCGGGGTAGGTAGCAGGATAGGCGAAAATATGGCAACGTTGTAATGCCTGTCTAACTTCTTGGTTAGACCTTCTACCATGATAAATTATTTTAGGATGGTTACTGACCATCTTTAGTAATTCTTCATGTTGTTGTTTTATAGAAAGATCAAAGCTGGCGCTGAATCCTCCATATATTTCTAATTCTATATCTGGGTATTTAGAGCTTAATTTTTCAAAGGCATGATATAAAACTCGTAGTCCTCTGTTTGGACTTGAGGTATGTATTAATCTTATTGGACCTTTAGGTTTATCATGAACCGGAATAGGCTCTAGGGCATTTTTCATAACACTCATATGAGACCAATCTTTTTCTCCAAATTCATACATATGAATATATTCGTGAAGTTGAAAATATGACACAGTAATCATATGATGTAGTTTGTGCCATGTCATAAATTTCATTTCATGAAAATAACTCTTGTCGTATTCATAAGGCCGCGGATATTCATGAGTCCATAAAACTTTAATCTTATCTTCAGGTAGTGATTTTAATAGGGTAAGATTTCTTGAAATATAGAAGTCATCTAACAGACTGGGTTCTATACGTTGTTCTAACCCTTTCATCATTAATTCTGTACCACCGGTGGCACGTTGATTAATTGTATCGTAGAGTAAAGGCATTTAAAAATGTAAATTCTTAGTATTTGATTTTTTGTATTTCAAATGGGTATTTTGCCTCACGATAAAACTTCTTTCTTTCGGTAAGGTGTCTCTTGGCATATTTGGTAGATGCTGTGAGGTCCCAGATTTGGACGAAGTCTTTATCTTCAGCTTTTCTAATGCCTCTCCCAATAGATTGTATAACGCGGACAAAGCTCTTTCCGGGTTCCAAAAGAACCAGATTAAAAATCCTAGGAATATTAATACCCACAGCGGCCACACCATAAGTCGCCACAATAATCTTGTTATCCGCAATCGCCACTTCATTATATTCCTCTTTACGATCCTTTGTTTTGACTCTACCGGATATGAAAACAGAATTATCTAGTTCTGTTTGTAAAAATTCACCACTCTCTATTCTATCTACAAGTATTAAGGTATTTCCTGTTTGTGCGATCTGTGAAATTAATTGAGAGATATAGGTCATTCTATCTAAATCTGTGACCAAAAACTTTAGTTCTTCTGCATAACTACCAAACTCTCTATGTTCTGCAGTTTGGACAATATTTACATGACACTGTGCTAATACACCCTTTTCTTGAAGTTCATGAGCGGCCACACGATGTACAACTTCACCCAGGCTAGCACGTAAACTTTGGAACTCAAAATCCTCTTTTGGAACAGTTCCGGTCAGTCCCCACCTAATACAGGCATTAGATAAATTTTGTGTTAATAATTTTTTCAGCACCTCTGCCTTGGCCATATGAACTTCATCAACCATGACACATTGAACGCCATCCAAAAATTCAGCTAAACTTAATAATTCATCGTCATTTTTAGATTTTTTCTCTAAAATATTCAAACTTTGCCAAGTTGCAATAGTATGTGTTCGACCTATGTCTTTTCTGTCGCCGTAATATACACCAACATCTAATCCGCAGTTTATAAAATCTTCTTCAGTTTGTTCTACTAGAGATTTATTTGGTACAATTGTGATAGTTCTACCATATTTTTCACAAATTTTCGCCAAAGTTGCCGTGGTTATAGTCTTACCAAAACCTGTGGCAATCTCCTGAATACACTGAGGGTTTTCTAAAAATTTATTAATTACTTCGACTTGGTCACTGCGTAATCTAATTGCTTGTCCTTCAAACCTATGCCCTTTGGGCCATGTTTTTTCACCCCAAAAATCTTCGGAAATTTTGTCAAAATTTAGGTCAAAATAAGTCCTAAGATCATGTAGTTCTATATCATAGTTTTTTTGTTCAAGATATTCTAAAACCTGCGGCAACATACTAAGATAGGTTGTTCCGCCTAACCCAAAAAAACTTATAGTACCATCCCATCTGCCTAATTTATAGGCCGGTCTATATCGAGCAGTAGGGTCTTCGTACTTAAATTTTTTAACTAGATGTTTTCTTGTGTCAAGGTCTAGATTTTCAATCTTAACATTAACTTCATCTTTAATCACAATCCTACAATTCGTCAAAGTTAAATTCCTTCTGGTGTGATTTTTTTGAATAAAATACTAAATTTTCCTGTCTATGAACAAATTCTCTCATTGTATAGTGTACATTATCATATCCTAAATTAATAGTGATATTAAATTTCATATTACTTTTAATAAAGGGTTTAGGTACCTTTCCGCTTAAGAACACAATTTTGGTATTTTCTGTTATAGGATTGTTTAAAGCGTTATTTCTGACAAAATCATTAAAATTTTTACCTGTATCACTGGGCAGTCTAAACATAACTGCCATTTCGTCTGGTCTAAAATCAATACCAATTAAGAAGTCATAAATTTTTTCAATATTTTCCAATTCACTACCTCCCGGTATAACAAAAACACAGGGGTTCATGTAAATTATTAGATCGACTAGATCGCTTAGGCCGATTTTTTCCGGATTAATATGAATATTTTCGCTAGGATCCGTATCTAAGAACAATTTTGTAATAGGATTAACTTCCTCACTAGATAGATACCTATTGACATTATCGTCCCAAGTTAAAATTCCATATTTTCTGGCCTCAAACACGGTCGAAATAACAGTATTCTTGTCAATTTTGACATTTTTTTCGTCAAAATTGACAATTTTGAGGTCATTATTTTCATAGGTTATCATAGGTACATATTTTTCCACATTATCATGAATAAATTTTACCTGATTTTTATATTCTTGGAAAATTTCATCAACTTCGAATTGATATTTTTCAGTAAAGTCGATTAAAAATGATAAATTTGTCTCATTTTTAGGAAAAATCCATGATTTTTGATCTTTATCCCACAAACCTTCTACGCCGGACTGTTTTGCCTCACGAAGTTCTAATAACCATGCTTCATTATATGGAAATTCTAATTTCCAAACTTTCCCTAGAGCGTTATCTGGTACCGTAGATAGGCGTTTAAGGTAGTTTACTACTCTTAATGGCCATTTATATATCGGATTTTCAATAGAACTAGTTATATCGAAGCCTACTGCGGTATTTAGATAACCAATATAACGTTTCAAAATCTTTACAGCCAGATTTGCCTGTTTTTCTGTTAAAGCGTTGCCGTTTAAAATTTGACTAGCAAAACTATAGATGATATTTTCATCTTTGTTTAATAGCGTGCCTTGAGATTTAGATAAAATTGAAATAAAATCTTCTATAAACATTATATTACAATATCCTCTAATCCAGCTGTTCTAAGTTTAATAATATTGCTTAATTGCCACTGCTTGATATCTAACCCTTTGGTAATTCCTAACCATTTATTTCCCAACATAGCAAATTCGTTGATAATTTTTTCCATATCTACAACATCTGGCTCACCTTCCACATATTTTTCGCAGTCTCTTGAGCTTAAAGCACGCTGATAGTTTTCTAAATATTTTTTAAATAATTTAGATTTAATTTGCCTTAGTTCTATGTTAAGGAATTCTAAGATTGCTTCTATTTCTTGAAGTTGGTTGAATCTATGTTCAACAATACCAGGCAGATTAGCAGAGGATTTTTCCACGTTACCGTGGATTTTAACCTCTGCTTTTGCTGAATCTAATTCTTTATAAAAGTAATCTAGACAAAGTGGAAGATTAGATATGTCTTGTGAGACTTTAGAATACCAGGACATTAGTAATCCTCGTCTTCATCGCTCCAGTTATCATAATCTTCTTCTTCGTCCTCATCTTCTACTTCATCATTACCTAATACAAGATCGATAGCATTATCAAGATGGGCATCATAGCCTTTTAGGCCTTCTAGTGTATCTGAATCTACGTCATGTCCTTGTAAAAATTCAAGGAATTGATTGGCTGCAGTTTCTCTACTCTTTTCAGGAATATAGTCTCTAAAAGTTTCCCATACTTCAATAATAAGTTCTTCTTCCATTTATGCTTCCTCAGTTTCGTCAGGTTCTGGAGCAGTGATAGGTAATGCCGAGCTGTCCCATTCTGACATAATCAACAATAATTTATCTTCTGTCCAATTTTTTCTAAACTCTGAAATTATTTCACCTGTCTTCTTACTTGTATATTGTAACTTATTTCCTGCTTTTGTCAACACGCCTGTTTTTTCAAAAAGATCAATAAGTCCCGAAGTAGGGTTCATTCCTGTAGAGTATGGAATTTTTACCTGTACTGATTCAAAAGGTTTAGCATACCTGGTTTTCATAACTTTACATGCCGAACGTATACCTAGTACATCTGAAACTTTGTTACCATCTTCATCCTCTTTTAGTTTGAGTTTTTTCATGGCAACTACAATCGATGACGCATAGATAAAGCCTTGCCCGCCACTTATTTTGTCATCTGGATCGAACATATCTTGGCTAGCATATGTATGATTTGTACAAACCAAACCTACATTAAAAGAGCCAAACATATTAACACAGTTTCGAACCAGAGCAGTAAGTGCTTTAGGCTTACGACCCATATCACCTTTCAAATCGCCTGCTTCAAACTGATTAATATCTGTTGGAGTTAGTAACATACCTAAGCTGTCGATTACAAACAATACCTTAGGACGTTCAGTGTCTGGCATCGTTTTGTATTCTTTCATAAACTCATTAATTGTTTTAGCTACGTCATCGATCATAGCCATATTCAATTTCAACAGTTTATCATCACTGGTATCCACACCTAGTCGCTCTAACCAATCCTTATCTAAGGCATTTTCCGAATCCACTAAGATACAGTAAATACCCTGACTTTGTGCGTGTCTAATAATATTACCAGAACAAATATATGATTTACCTGCTCCAGATTCACCGGCAAACACGGTTACCTTACCAAGAGGAACCCCTTTGAAGAAGTCACCAGAGATGAGATAATTCAGAGCGTAATTACCAGTTGATACCCAGTCAGTTGGATCATTGAACCCAATGCCCAATCCTTCAATCGATTTAGTTATCGATTTTCTAAACTTAGAAATGTCAAATGCTTTACCCATATTATTTTATTCCTTTCGGATATTCTTTGGGCACAACTTCAATATCAGTTCTGCCTATAGCCTTGAGCCATGTATTCAGTCTATTGATGACTGTACTATCATCTCTGGGATTATCAAAGTTAATATTACAGTCCATAACTGTATCACCGCTTTGATCTTCACGGCTATTATAGTTTAGAGAAAAGTTCTCATTAACTTTTACAGTTTTCGCCATCACAATCTCCAATTATTGTTGATTGCGTTTACGGATCATTGCGATAATATCTGCGGCACGACTGCTGGCATCAGAACCTTGAGCCTCTGTAGCCGGCTCTTTGTTATCTGGCTCAAATGGGGGATCATCCTGTACAGCTTCGACGGTTTTAGTTACTGGTTTAGACGCTGTTTTTTGTGTATCACCTGTAGAACTTCCACTTCCGCCCATTCCTGCTGGTTTATAATATTGACCCCAACGTTCCATATCAAATGCTTCACCATCTACTGACGCTTCAAACATTTCCTTGATGACTTTGAGTTCAACTTCAGTTGGCTTCTTTGGTAAAAAGTCTGAAAGTTTGTACAAACCATACTGATCGATAGCTGCCTTTTCATCTGCACTTAGAGCACGTTCTCTACGAGCCCAAGTTGAAGTAGAATAATCAGCATAGCCACCTTTAGAAGTTTTTGTGATTTTAAAATCAAGACCACGAACATAATCAGTGGGCAATTCTTCAATCTCACTGTCCATCAAAGCATTTTTAACGATATTGAAAATCTGACTACCGATGATAAACCTACGGATAGGATTCTCTGGCAGTTTGTCTTCTGAAAGTTTTGTGTCAACTACAAACCCTTGGAACAAATATGATTTTTTCTTCCAATACTTACGACCCATTTCTTCAAGTGATTTATCCTTAAACCAAGGACGAACTTCTGTTAGAATTGGACAAGTTTCTCCCCACATTTCCATACAAGGAACCTGAACAGTAACTGGTTTTGAACTTGTTTCACCTTTTACACCTGCGAATGGAAGTTTAATCATAGCTCGTTCGAGCCAGAAAAACGTGTTATTGGAATCTCCGTCTGGAAGAAATCTAACTGTTGTAGTAGTTCCTTCAGCTATATTCCAATGAGGGAAAATCGCGTTGTCACCGGAGCTGATTTGAGTTTGTGCGCTTTGTTGAAGTTTAGCGCGGATTTCTGCTAAAGTTGCCATAATGTTATCTCCTTAATAATATGCCTTTAGTTTTTGCCTCTTTCTTTCTACCAACTGATAAAAAGAAAAACTGTGCATAACTTAATGTTATACACTTTTATTTATTCTGTCAACTGAATTTTGTTCTTCTTTTTGACTGATTTGCTCATTCAATAGTTTAGCGTCTCTAATTATTTGTAATATTTCATGGGGTGTTTGTTCTACGATTAAATGTTCCCCATACCCAAATTCAATCCTTGTATAATTTAGAGGAGTAAGTTCCATTGTAATTATATCATCAAACCTAACTAAAACAGGACCTACTCCAAGTTTTAATAATGAGATAAACTCTATATCCATACGTGATTAAATATTGGGTATTACATACCGGATAGCTTACGTATTCTAGCTAACTCGTCAGAAACACTTTCTCTCTTTATATCACCAGTGCCTTTACCATGTATTTTAATTTCTTGCCCAGGTGGTGTATTTTGAACTGCTAGACCATAAGCGTTGCCTTCTTCAGGTTTTTCATCCATGCCTTCTTCCGTACCTTTTTCACCCATTAGAGTTGGCTTATGTTTTGCTGCCCATTTTTGGGTTAATTTTTCCATAAATTTTTCAGCTACAGTTCTAGCATGATGTCCTACTTCTTCGCCGTATTTTTCTTTAATTTCTTTTTCTACATCTAATAGAATACCTTCTTGCCCATTAAATGGACCAACATTAGGATTGTCACTATTGAATCTACTTTTAACCATTTCGGCCACGCGATGATAAACTTCATCCATGTTTTTATTTTCGCTTACGTTACTCATTGAATTATTAGTCCATTGATGATCGTCATTTTCTGCTGTAGGTTGTTCTGCAGGCGGAGGAGCAGGCGGAGGAGCAGAAGGCTGTTCATCTTGCGGCAACAATGCGCTCAATGGTCCTAATAAATCTGGATATGCGTCTGTGGCCCAGTCCTTGAAAGTTTTTAATGGATCTACGCTTGCATCTAGGTCTGCCTGTGCTTTAAAATCTTTTTCTAGTTGTGGATCATCTAAACCGAATTGTTGGAAAAATTCATATGCCGTTTCAAAATCTAATTTTTGCCCAGACTGTGCCATACTGTCTAATTCTAATTTTAATGATTCTATTTGATCTGGTGTTAGTGTGCCTTCTTCTAGTGCGTTTGCCCAATCTTCAAACTTAGAAAATGCTTCTTTTTTATCTTCAACTTCGTCTGCATCAGGATCCGTTAAACTATCGCCTGCTGCTGCGCCTGTTAAAGCGCCTAAAGGACCTCCAACTGCTGCTCCTAATGCGCCTCCTGCTAATGTTCCGAGTATTTCTTCATTGTTTTGGCCTTCTACATACTCTTCAAGGTCAACTTTTTCTTGCATAATACTATGTATCAATGGAAATAAACTTGCAAGTTCTTCGTTGAATGCTGTTTGTGTAAATGCCTGTTTATATGTTTCCATGGTCACTGGATCTAGTTCAGCAACCATGGGCTGTTCTGTCTCTGCGAATTCTGCTACCCATGCCTCATAATGATGACGTTTGCTCAGTGCCTCTATCATGGATTTTAATTCGTGTAAACGGCCTACGGCCCTCTCTGTAATGCCGGTAGCGTCATCATGTAGTGTCTGGTGTTGAACTTTACGTTGAAATTCCTGTAACTGTGCTATCTGTTCACTCATGCGTATAATTGCCTTGCCTGCCGGATCGTGAGGAACTCCTCCGTGATCAACATGTTGTGCCATAGCAAATGCGCCTGCGGGATGAATAAAAGGATATTTAAATCTTTCTCCATCTTTGTTTTGTACGAAAATTGCCTTGATGTTTTTACGTTGGCTACGACTACCTGCGTATGTTTCATCAACTGGACGATGATGTCTAATAATAACTTCGGTAGTTCCTCTAACTGCTCTGCTGGTTTTTGTTGAACTTTTTTCAGTCCAACGTGATTCATTCATTTGTAAAGTCATGTCATCTTCCTTGGGTGCTGTAGTTGTAGCAAGATGTTGGAAATCATTTTTATCTAGATAATTTTTTGCGATATCTCTAGTATCAAACCTTAGTAATCTACGCATGGCAAACATACGCATTTCTTTTAAAAAACTGTACCAAATAGTTTTAGCTTGTTTATCTTGTCCTTCAGTAATACCTTGACTGTAATAAACTTTTAATGATCCTAGGTCAGCAAGACTGATACTAACACGGCCTAAATCTATTCCTTCTTTAATAAAGTCAAAATCAAAAAACCTTGCTTCAGCAGGGTCAATTGTAACTGCTCCAGTTTCATCGCCCATTTCTAAATTACTAAATCTAGAACGGATTTTATCGAAAAGATCTTGACTGATTATTTGAATAGCTTTCATAATTGTTATTTATTAGAAGTTGCTTATGTATATAGGCAGAGGCATTTCCCATTCATCTTCTCTTTCTTCTCTAAGTTTATCGTAAATTGCTGGATCCCAATCCTGTAATAACATGCTCATTCTAATTGCTAATAACATACCGCTGACCAAATCATCGTGTGCTGTTTCTTTAGCTTCAAAACTGATACCTTTTGCTACATATGTTTTTAATTCACTAACTAACGGTTTAGAATTTACAGAAAGGCGATTGCTTTCTATTAGGTGTTTTAACTTAGCACAGGTGCTAATTTTACTTGAATGAGTGGTATTAAAACCTTTCCTAAATCTTCGGACATGTCCTTTTTTAATAGGCTCACTGAGGAATAATCCAGGTATGCTTTCCTCTCCTATTTCATTTATGGCAACTAAAGCGGCTTCTCCAACTGTATTATTTTCTATACTGTAATAAATGTTAGGCGGTATTCCTATATGGTTAAATTTTTCTGCTATAAAATTACATAAATCTCTTAATATTCTAACCTGTCCTTGTATAGGAGTAAGGTTATGATGCCATTCGCAAACCTGGTCAAAACTAGGTAACTCTATTATTTGTATAGCAGCATAGTCTCCTCCTGTACCTAAACTAGGGTCAAGAGCTACTATATAGGTATTTTTAACATTTACTTTTTTGTACCACCTAGCTTGGCCCATTTTCATTATAGGTTCTTTACCTTCTAATTCTGCCAATTTAATACTGTTAATAAGTGTTTCATCAAATACCAAGAACTCGCAATCGTGTTCGCGACGAAATCTTTCTTCACGAATTCTACTACGTTCTGCATTCGCCCATTTTTCATCTCTATCAGGATGTTCAGTCCAGTGTGCTCTAAATGGAAAGAAACCGTTTCTTCCTAATTCTTGTTGGTTGCCAAATTCATCAAATCGCATGTTTGCTTCTTTCCAAATTAAAGCGAATTGATCTTCGTCTGAGTTAGGAGTAGATGTAATGATAGCTTTACCACCAGTGGCAAGTGTAGGTGAAATTGAAGTCCAAAATTCTGTAGCGATACCTGGTTCCACGAAGGCAAACTCATCAGCATATAGCAATGACAAGCTCATACCACGACCAGTTGTTTCTGTAGTCGTTTGAGCAACTATTCGTGATCCATTATCAAATTCTAGACTTTGTTTGTTATAACTGGTAACACCGCAGCGGATATGATCAGGGCATAATTCATAGGCATATCTAATACGCTGCATAATCTCTTGAGCACCTGTATATTTGTGTGCTGCTACAAGAATTGTACTATCTGGTATAAACATAGCATACCACAACAAATAACCTGCTGCTGTAGTTGTTTTTCCAGTTTGGCGGGGTAATAAATTTACATTGAATCTATGTTGATGATAACTATCTACTAATCTTTTTTGATAGTCAAAAGCTTCATAACGTAACTTACCTTTAACAGGATGTTGTATGTAGAAAAACTTGTTTAGAAAATAATGAGGGCCTTCATGAAGGTCAGCACATTTTAATAAATCTTCAATTTGGTCATTAGTAAACTTCTGCGTGCTGTGCGCAGCTTTTACTAATTTATTATCTATATTTTTTGATCCCATATTTTTATTTACTGAAAAAAATAGCCTCCTTAGAGGCTATTTGACGGCTATGCCCTGGACGTTTATTCTTTTATAAAATTTTGGTATTCCCACATTAACCTATCTTCCATTGTGGCAAATGCTTTTGGACGATCGCCATCCATTCTATCACCGCCTCCAGGATATCCGGCAGGGTCTTGATTACTCATCTTGTTGCTGTCAAATGGAGGAGCACTGTTAGGATCGCTTGGAGAATTATCCCATTCTTCTTCGGCTTTTTCTTTTTCTGCGTCGTGGTCATCCATATCATGATCACCGTCGTCGTCTACATCTCCGTGTGCCTTGTTAACACCATCTTGACCGTCCTGGTCTGGGCCTTCTGGTTCTTCACCATTATCATCACCGTCCATAGGATTCAGTTTATCTATAACTGATCTCATAGAATCAGCAGGACTTACAGGTGTATCTGGACCAGTTTCTGGCTCAGCAGGGGGTGGCATACTTGCCATAGGTGCGGGCATAGACATAGCGGTATCTGATTTCATACCTGCTAAACTTACTATGTCCTTAAGCAAATTGCCTAATTCATCTGCGCTGCCTGCGGTCATGTTGATACTGGCAGGAGTAGACGGTCTCATTGCGTCCATGTGCATTTCGGGCATCATTCCACATTCGTCAACTTGTGCCTCAGAAACATTTTGTTTATTTAAAATAGGCACATCACTTACAACACGGGGATTTTGCGCATCTAGTTCGGCTAGTCTTTTTAATACATCTATCATTTGCATGATTATTTCCTTAGATCTTGTGCTTGAAATTTTAGTAGACTTTCTTGTTTTTCATCTTTGTCAGTACTAAATTTTGCGGCACCTTCGGTTGGAATCTGCTCGCCTCTAGCCTTGCGTTCTAGTTTAAGCAAATCGTTGAGTTCTTTTACAAATCCTGAATTATATTTGTCACCATAAAAATCTTCAAACTTTGC